AGAGATGAGCTTATTAGACGACATATCCATGGGCCTTGGGTTCAAGAAGCCGGACGACGCGTATCACGAGCGGACGGCGGCTACGATTGAGCGGACTCAGGGGTCGAGTGCGGCGGATAGATATCGTGCGAATAACCCGCCGTCGGGATCGGGATCGGGATCGGGTTCTACGGGATTGCCTGAAACGGCTAATGTTCGCCCTGTACTCCGCCCTGATATTATTGAGCGAGATGACAAAGGGAATATCACGAGCGCGACCTATTCTCCTGAACGACAGCCTACGTTTCAGCAGTTAAACCCTGCGGTATCTTCCGGTCGAACGGATGAATACTCTTCGGATTATTTAACGTTGCCTGCGGCAAAGCAGGACGGAATTATGGCAATGGCAACGAGTTTGCCACAAAGAGCTTTGGGTTACCTTGGTGGGGCTCGGGCGGACGATCCGGTTGTAAACATTGTTGACGGGAAGCCTATTTATCAGGACTCTCAGGGTCGTACCTATTCTTATAACGCGCTAGGTTTGGCGTATAATACAAAGGATGCGAACACTTTAGACGAGGACCCATCTCAGGTAGAGCGTCGTGAGGAGGCAATGCGGAGTTTAGGCTCTGGGGATGATGACGGTGGCACGGGCATTATTGATGATTTGTTGGAAAATGATTCTGAGACCACGGACCCCTGTCCTGATGGGTATGTTTACGACAGTGAGCAGATGATGTGCGTGATTGATCCGACGACGGGTCTTACGCCGGACTTGCCGAGCATTGAGTTGCCTGACCCAACGGTTCCTGTTTCAGACTACACACAAGTGGCGAGTAATTTTATACCAACCCCACTACAACCCACGGCTCCAAATCCCATTCAGCAGCAGTTGACGCAGATGAATAGGATGATGCGTGGCCCACAGCAGCCGCAGCGGCAGCGCAGCGGGTTGGCGGGAGCTAACACGGGGATTATGCAGGTACGTCCGTGAACTTACAGGCTCTTCCAGAAGACGCATTAAAGGAGATCTTGGCGCTTACGGAAGCCAAGAAGAAGCTGGATCTTCGGGAGGAAGCCTCTGAGAAGTTCATGCCGTTTGCGCATCACGTCTACGAGAACTTCATTGAAGGTCGGCATCATAGGCTGATTGCTGAAAAACTTGAACGTGTTGCACGAGGGGAACTCAAGCGGCTTATAATTAATATGCCGCCTCGTCATTCGAAGTCTGAGTTTGCAAGTTACTTGATGCCTGCTTGGTTCTTGGGCCGGAATCCAAAGCTCAAGATTATTCAGGCAACGCACAATACGGAGCTTGCGGTACGTTTTGGGCGCAAGGTTCGTGATTTGATTGACGACCCTGCGTACAAAGAGGTGTTTCCTGATACGAATTTGAAGGAGGACAACAAGGGTGCGGGTAAATGGCAGACTGACAAGGGTGGTGAATACTTTGCTGCGGGTGTTGGAGCGGCTGTTACGGGGCGGGGTGCGGACCTTTTTATCATTGACGACCCTCATTCGGAACAAGATGCGCTGAGTGAGAGCGCGTTTGACAACGCGTATGAGTGGTACACTTCTGGTCCCCGACAGCGTTTACAACCTGGTGGTGCAATTATCTTGGTTATGACACGCTGGGGTAAGAAGGATTTGACTGGACGCTTAATTCAGTCGCAATCGGGCGACGTTATGGCGGATCAGTGGGAGGTCGTGGAGTTTCCGGCTATATTGCCGAGTGACAAGCCACTTTGGCCTGAGTTTTGGGAGAAGGCTGCACTGCTTTCGATCAAGGCTTCTTTGCCTGTGGGCAAGTGGAATGCGCAGTGGCAGCAGCAACCGACGGCATCTGAGGCTGCGATTATCAAACGTGAGTGGTGGCAAGACTGGGAGGAAGAGAAGATCCCGAGGCTTGACTACATTATACAGGCATATGACACGGCGTTTTCTAAAAAGGAGACGGCGGACTATTCAGCGATTACGACGTGGGGGATATTTAAACCTGAAGAGGGTGGGCCCGACCATGTTATATTGATGGATGCCCGACGAGGTCGGTGGAACTTTCCTGAACTCAAGGAGATTGCCTATGAAGAGCACGAATACTGGGAGCCGGACATGGTGTTGGTCGAAGCGAAAGCGACGGGTACGCCACTTATTGACGAGTTGCGGCTTCGTGGTATTCCGGCATTGGGCTTCTCACCAGGCAAAGGGAATGATAAGGTAACGAGAATGCACATGGTTGCGCCTCTGTTTGAAGCAGGAATGGTGTGGGCACCTATGCACGAAAGGTTTGCTGATGAGGTCGTTGAGGAAGTAGTTTCATTTCCTAATGGCGATCACGATGACTTTTGTGATAGTATGACCCTAGCACTGATGCGTTTTCGTCAGGGTGGGTTTATTTCACTGCTGGGCGAAGACGATGAAGGTTTAGAATGGAGGCCCCGTAAAAGGGAGTATTATTGATGGCAAGAGCACCAAACATGGTTGATTCGGGGTTAAACCTCGACGACACAATGGGACTTCCCGATGTGGAGATTCCGGTAGATGCGCCTATGGAATTTCCTGGTGGTGCCGAAGTCATTGACGACGGACAGGGTGGCGCGATCATACAAGCCCTTGCTGACGCTCAGAACCTGCCTTCGCAGGAGGAGCTTATTCCGTTTGACGCAAACCTTGCTGAGTTTTTGGATGACGGCACTTTGGGTGAGTTATCTAGTGAGCTTCGTGGTTTGTACGAAGAGGACTTAGATTCACGCTCTGAGTGGGAAGAAACGTATGTTCATGGTCTGGATCTGTTGGGGATTAAGACTGAGGAGCGCACGACTCCGTTTGAGGGGGCGAGTGGCATTACGCATCCGATGGTTGCGGAGAGTGTGACGCAGTTCCAAGCGCAAGCGTATAAGGAGTTATTGCCAGCGGGTGGTCCGGTTCGTACTGGGGTGCTTGGTGCAAAGACGCCTGAGAAGGAAGCGCAGGCAGCGCGTGTCAAGAACTTTATGAACTACCAGATTACTGAGGTGATGGAAGAGTACGATCCGGATATGGATCAGTTGTTGTACTATCTCCCGCTGAGTGGTTCTACATTTAAGAAAGTATATTTTGATCCGACGCGGCAACGTGCGGTATCGAAGTTTATTCCTGCACAGGATTTGGTTGTTCCATATTCGGCATCTGATTTGATGACTGCGAACCGTGTGACGCATGTGCTTCGGATGGACGAGAACGATGTGCGTAAGATGCAGGTTGCGGGGATGTACCGTGAGGTAGATTTGCAGGCGTCTTCGGATTTAGAGGAAGATCCTGTTCGTCAGAAGGTTAACGAGTTAGAGGGTTTATCTAAGAACTACAGCGACGATGTTCTGACGGTTTTGGAAATGCATGCCGATCTGGACATCGAGGGTTTCGAGGATATGGACCCTACGACCGGAGAGCCTACGGGTGTGAAACTGCCGTACATTGTTACGATAGATCAGACTTCCGGTGAGATACTGGCTATTCGCCGCAACTATGCGATGGACGATCCGATTAAGCGTAAGCGCCAGTATTTTGTACACTACAAGTTTACACCTGGTTTGGGTTTTTACGGCTTTGGTTTGATTCACATGATTGGTGGTTTGGGCCGAGCGGCAACGAGTTTGCTGCGTCAGTTGATTGATGCGGGTACTTTAGCCAACCTTCCCGCTGGATTTAAGGCCCGTGGAGTACGGGTACGCAACGACGATGAGCCGTTACAGCCAGGAGAGTTTAGGGACATTGACGCGCCTGGTGGTAGCATCAGAGACGCTATTGTGCCTTTGCCGTACAAGGAGCCGTCAGCAACTTTGGCACAAATGTTGGGTGGATTGGTTAGTGACGGGCGTAGGTTCGTTGCGTTAGCTGACCAGCAGATGTCGGACATGAATCAGGAAACGCCCGTGGGGACTACGGTTGCCATGTTGGAGCGTGGAATGAAGGTGATGTCTGCGATCCATAAAAGGCTGCACTACGCGCAGAAGGCTGAGTTTAGGCTTATGGCGCGTATCTTTGCGGAAAACCTGCCGCCAGTATACCCCTACGAGGTGGCGGGTGCTCCTTCTGAAGTGAAGGCGCAAGACTTTGACGCTCGGATCGATGTTCTCCCAGTCTCGGATCCAAATATCTTCTCTATGTCGCAGCGCATCACGTTGGCCCAGACTCAACTCCAACTGGCCCAATCTAATCCTCAGATGCACAACCTTCACGCGGCGTATCGTAGAATGTATCAAGCGTTAGAGGTGCAGAATATTGATGAGATCTTGCCTCCTCCCCCACCGCCTCCCCAGCCTATGGATCCAGCGGTAGAAAACGGAAGGTTGATCAATGGTCAGGCTCCGCAGCCGTTTCCACAGCAGGATCATGATGCACACATTCAGTCACACTTGGCGTTGCTTGAGTTGTCTGTATTGCAGAACGCACCTCCTGTTTTGGCGGCACTGTTTGGTCATGTGTTGCAGCATGTGAGCATGAAGGCTCGTGAGATGGTGGATGCAGAAATAGCGGCTCTGAACGAGGAGCAGGGCATGAACCAGCAATCACAGCAAGAACAAATGCAGCAAATTCAGTTGCTGGCGCAGACAGGTGCTTTGGACCCAGCGTCGGCGCAGCAGATGATGATGCAAGCACAACAGAACGCACCAGTTCAGTTGCAAACGCAGTTTAGTCCCGAGCAGGTAGAGGCACGGGTTGCGCAGATAGAGGCGGAGCTTATTAAGGAGCTTACGCCGTTGATGACGTATAAAGGTCAGGACGCCGCAGAAAACGATCCATTGGTTGATATCCGGATGAAGGAGTTATCGATCAAGGAGATGGAAGCGAACCACAAAGCTGCCTTGGATCAAGCGAAGTTGGAGCTTGAGGGCATGAAAGTGGAGCAACGTGCGGTTACGGATGCGGCTCGGATGGAGTTGCAGGAGCAGATTGCGGATGAGCGGAATGAAGTAAACCGTGAACGCATTGATGTGCAACGTCAAGCCGTGGAGCAACGAGATGCCACTCAAAGCGGGTAGTTCTGATAAAGTCGTCAGTCAAAACATAAAGACGGAGATGGCTGCGGGTAAGCCGCAGAAGCAGGCAGTAGCCATCGCCTTGGACAAAGCGGGTCGGAGTAAGTATGCCGACGGTGGTTTTGTCAACAAACGGTTCAGCCCTATCGCTAGGCCGCAGAGGTTCGCCGGAGAGTTTTGATGTGCGTACTTGTGTTCGTAGCATACGGGCACATGTGGATAGATGGCTACGGTAGTTGGTTCTACAAAGCCTGTAGGTATGACTGCGGCTCGAAAACCTTCGGATATTATGATAGGGTATACAGGGTGGATCCTGATTACCGTTGTCCTACGAGGTTTTACAAAGATGATAGATCCAATTACAGCCGTGGGTATGGCGACGAGCGCATTCAACGCCATCAAGAAAGGGATTGCCGTAGGCCGTGACATCCAAGATATGTCAGGCCAACTTTCCCAATGGGGAAAAGCCTTCAGCGACTTTTCGTATGCAGAAGACAAGGCACAAAATCCTCCTTGGTACAAGTTTAGTGGCAGTGACGAGGAAACTGCGTTACAAATTTTCACTCAAAAGAAAAAAATGGAGCAGATGCGAACTGAGATAAAGAACTTTATTTCTTGGAACTATGGTCCGTCTGCGTGGGAAGAGGTGTTGTATATTGAAGCGCAGATGCGCAAGCAACGTAAAGAGGAGTTGTACCGCAAAGAAGAATTAAAACGTAAGATCATAGAATGGGTAGTGGGTCTATTAGCAGCAGCCATTGGCATAGCGGTAATGGGCTTTATACTTTGGATGATTGGTAAAGGCCAAGGTCGATGGTAAATGCGACTGGTGCAAGTAGGTAGATTGCGATGGATTGTATATGATGAGAGAGGCAAGATTGTGATTATAACGCATCATCGTAGAATAGCGGAATGGGTAATCGAAAGGGGCGGCTGTGGCTGATGGTCTGACAGGTGTAAGCAACATGCCTTTTAATGTAGGTAGCGACATACACGCTCAAACGAGGGCGCGTGAGCGCATAGAAACGCATCTGGTAGAGCAGAGGGTAGAAAAAGAGCATCGGGCTAATCACAGCCACTTAGAGTCGCTCCAGAAGCAAAGATTGGACTTACAGCAAAGTTATGATAGGTTTGGGCGCAAGACTACAGCGGATAGGCCGCAAGGAACGAAGTTAAACATAGAGGTGTAACATGGCGAATACCTTTGAAAAGATTCTGCAATACAAGCTCATGCCACGTTTTATGATGGTTGTTATGACGATTATGTATATCCGCGTGATCGAATGGGGAATGAGTTTGGATGACTTGTCAACGCAGCAATCTGCAATGATTTCAGTAGTCAGCGGGGCGATGACCGGAACCATAGCCGTTTGGCTGGGGTCGGAGAAATGAGTATCTTCACGGCGGCATTGGGGCCGATAGCAAATCTTGCTGGATCGTGGCTGCAAGGTAAAGCCGATAAGAACGCAGCCGAAGCGGAGCTAAAGCTAACGGAGGCGAAGGCGAAAGCTCAGATATTATTGTCGGAAAAAACAAGCGTTGCCGATTGGGAGCGCATCATGGCAGAGGGCGCTAAGTCTAGCTGGAAGGACGAATTTTTCGTAATTGTTTTGTCAATTCCACTTGTGCTTGCGTTCATACCAGGTGCTGAAGGCTGGGTTGATCGTGGGTTTGAGCAGCTTTCAAAAGCTCCGGACTGGTATTTTTACAGCCTTGGAATTGCAATTTCAGCCAGTTTTGGTGTGAGAGGGGCGCAAGCCTTTTTTAAGAGGAAATGATATGAGTTTTAAACTTAGCAGACGCAGCCTTGATAGGCTTGAAGGAATTGACGATAGGTTACAAGAAGTTGTGAAGATGGCTATCACGCTCACGAATACCGATTTCGGTGTGGTGCAGGGGATGAGAACCATTGAGCAGCAGAAAGAACTTGTTGCCAAAGGTGCCAGCAAAACTATGAAGTCTAAGCACCTTGAGGGCAAGGCATTCGATATCATGGCCTTCATAAATGGCAGGGCGAGTTGGGAACTTTCGCTCTATGATGATCTAGCTGACGCCATCAAGGAAGCCGCCACTACTCTTGGTGTTCCAATTTGTTGGGGCGCAGCGTGGGGTACACCTGACATGCCGTATCCAATGGACATTCGCAAATGGGAAGGTACAATGGAAGAAGCAATGAATGCGTACATAGACTTGCGCAGATCACAGGGGCGTCGTCCATTTATCGATGGTCCACATTTTGAACTGATAGATTAGGATATCCCATGCCACAGAAAAGAAAGCCAAGTTTTACCCGAGAACAGCTAGATCAGTTTATGTCTGGATCTACAGGAGCGGAGGCCATGGGGCACACGAAAAGCCCTAATGCTGGAAAACAAGGGTTTATGGCGCAAGAGGTGGAAAAACTGTTGCGTAAAAACCCAGAGATTTTTGAAGAGATGCTTGACGAGGAAACGCAAAAGTTTTTTGCGGGGGGCGATGTTCGATACAACTCTAGCCGTGGGAAGACATTCTAATGCCTAGTATTATGATCAGCATTATACCGGACGGTATTCCGGTAGATAAGATGCAGGATGGTGATGACGGTGGTCCAAGCTGCCCTATGGCAACGCAGGACGCTGAGATCAATATGGAAGCGCAGGAGATTGCTATTGCGGAGGCGAACTACCGTGACCCTTCGGCGGACGGCGGTTTTAAGCTAACGGAAGTTTGTGCTAACTGTGGTGCGTATAACCAAACGGACGATATGCTTGAATGTATTGGCGATGAGTCTGGAGATTTAGGATACTGTCAGATGTACAAATTTATGTGTCAATCCGACCATGTTTGTAATGATTGGGTCAAGGGTGGCCCGATTAAATCTATGGCAGAAGGCGCGGAGCACGATATTCTTTAATGGACCTTGTTGCTTTCTCGACATATATGTATAAGCTACTACAAGAGCGCGAACAAGATATTGCAAGTGCTCTTGCGCATGACGCTGCCAAAGATTGGGAGCAGTACAAGCTCATGGTAGGTGAGATACGGGGCCTGACCTACGCTCGTGAGGAAATTAAAGCCCTGCTGGAGAGACACGCAGACGATGTCGAAGACCTTATATCTTCCTGAACATGTCGCGCAGAAAATGAAGAAAGAAAAAGAGGCCGTAAACGCGGACTCTTCTTCCGTAGACAGCGCGTATGTAGACACGCGGAATCGAGTTTTAGATCCCGCTCTTTTAGACAAACCTTTACTTGAACGTCTCCCGCAACCAACTGGTTGGCGGGTTTTAGTTATGCCCTATCAAGGGGCATCTAAAACTCAGGGAGGCTTGCACATTCCTGACGAAATTCGGGACCGAGAAGCGGTAGCGACGGTTGTTGCTTACGTTTTGAAGGTTGGGCCGTTGGCCTACAAAGATCCGGATAAGTTCGGGAAAAAGGGAGAACCTTGGTGCGAAGCAGGCCAGTGGGTATGCATTGGTAGATACTCTGGGTCACGGTTTAAGATCGACGGTGGAGAGGTTCGTATTATCAATGACGATGAGGTTATTGCTACGATCCATGAGCCCGACGACATCAAGCATGTTTAGGAGAAACTGATGGCGGAAGAACAAGAAGTCCTTGAGAATGAAGACGAGGGCGTAGAAGTTGAGGTAGAGTCTCCCGAAGAGGAGAATACAGAAGCGGCGGCTCCGGTTGAAGAATCGGATTCGGATGACGGTGAGCTTGATAGCTATAGTCAGAAGGTGCAGAGCCGCATCAAAAAGTTGACTGAGAAGTACCGCAAAGAAGAGCGGGACCGTGAGGAAGCGGTGCGTATGGCGCAACAGCTTCTTAATGAAAACAATCAGTTAAAAAATCGTATGCAGAATTTGGACAAAGGGTATTTAGCTGAGTACAGCACTCGGTTGGAAACTCAGATGGCTGCTGCGAAAAAGTTGTATCGCGAAGCCTATGACGGCGGCGACACAGAAAAAATGTTGGAAGCTCAAGAAGCATTGTCGAAAATGTCGATTGAGCAAGAAAGATTGCGTTTGGCGAAGCAGCGTTCTGAACGTGCGCCTCAACAACCCCAACAACAGCCTGCGCAACAACAGGCGGCACCGCAACCACAAGCTAAACCAGACCCGAAGGCACAAGGCTGGGCGGAGAAAAATGATTGGTTTGGCAGTGATGAGGTGATGACATATGCAGCTTTTGGTATACATCGCAAACTCGTAGAAGAGGAAGGGTTTGACCCAGCAAGCGATGAGTATTATACTGAGGTTGATCGTCGGATGCGTTCGGAGTTTCCGCACAAGTTCCAGACGAAGAAATCGAGCGGAGCACAGGTCGCACCTGCTGGCGCTTCGGCAACTCGCAGTACCGCAAAACAGGGGCGCAGGTCGGTTAAACTATCACCGTCACAAATAGCGATGGCGAAACGTCTAAACGTACCGCTAGAAGAATACGCTAAATATGTGAAGGAGTAACACATGGCTGACAAAAGAACCCCGCGCTCCGGCGCAACTCGCGAATTAGATTCGCGCCGTAAACCATGGGCACCGCCCAGTCACCTTGCAGCACCTGAAGCCCCAGAGGGTTTTGTGCATCGTTGGATACGAGTTGCAATGCGTGGTGAGGAAGACAAAATGAATGTCAACGCCAAGCTACGCGAAGGATGGGAACCCGTCCGGAAAGATGAGTATCCAGACTATGAGGCCCCTGTTATTGACGATGGTCGGTACGAGGGTGTGATTGGTCAAGGCGGACTGATGCTGTGTCGCATACCTGTTGAAACAGTAGCAGAAAGAACTGCATATTACGGGGGCAGAACCCGCGAACAGATGACTGCTGTAGATCAGGACCTTATGAAGGAGCAACATCCTTCAATGCCGATAACGAATAATCGGCAAAGTCGTGTATCATTCGGAGGATCTCGTAGAGACTCCGACTAACTTAGAGGATTGCTACAATGGCAAACACTAACGGTGCTTTCGGACTACGTCCGATCGGTGTAGTCGGTCAGGCTGCAAACACCACTGGTGCGACCGAGTATCGTATCGCCTCTGGAAACACTAACGCGATTTACCAAGGTTCACCCGTAATTCCGCTGTCAACAGGCTTTATTGATATTGTTGGCGCGGCTGCTGGTGGAACGGTAGGTCTACTTGGTGTGTTCTGGGGATGCGAATATGTATCGTCTACCACTGGTGAGACTATTTTTTCCAATAACTGGCCTGGTTCTGGCGCGGATTCTAACCATCCCGTCAAAGCCTTTGTGTATGACAACCCAATGCAAACATTTGTTATCGCATCAGACGCTTCGTTGACTAGCGAAGCAACTGCGCGTGGGCATGTGTTCGCAAACGCAAACTTTGCAACAGCTACTTCTGGTTCTTCTACCACAGGTATCTCTTCTGCTAAGTTGGGTGTTAGCACAATCGCCACCACTGCTGCGCTGCAACTGCGTATCATCGGAATTCAAGATGATCCAGAAAACAGCGACTTTACAGCGGCTGGTATCCCTGTAATTGTTCGATTGAATAACAGCTTCAACTCCGCCAATGGTGCGATTGTTGCTGGTACTCCATCGACTACTGGCGTTTAAGGAGGTCTAAAGAATGGCTATTTCTCGCGCACAACTAGCGAAAGAGCTAGAACCAGGCCTCAACGCGCTGTTTGGTATGGAGTACAATCGGTACGAAAACCAACACGCGGAGATCTATACAACAGAATCTTCTGATCGAGCATTCGAAGAGGAAGTTATGTTGAGTGGGTTTGGAGCGGCACCGACCAAATCGGAAGGTTCCTCTGTTAATTTCGACGACGCTAACGAGGCGTACACTGCTCGTTACAACCACGAGACCATTGCGTTGGCATTCTCGATCACGGAAGAGGCTGTCGAAGACAACCTTTATGATCGTTTAGGCTCACGTTATACTCGTGCGTTGGCACGTTCAATGGCACACACAAAGCAAGTTAAGGCCGCTGCGGTTCTTAACAACGCATTTACTGCTGGCGCGACTGCTGGTGGTGACGGTGTTGCGCTTTGTGCGACGAACCACCCGTTAACAAACGGTGGTACATTTGCCAACGAACCCACAGTAGCTGCGGATTTGAACGAGACATCTCTTGAAGATGCCCTTATCAACATCGCAGGTTTTGTGGACGAGCGTGGTTTGAAGGTCGCATTGCGCGGCACAAAACTCATGATTCCGCGTCAACTGCAATTTATTGCAGAGCGTCTGATGGTATCGAACCTTCGGGTTGGTACTGCTGACAATGACACGAACGCTATCCGTTCAATGGGAATGTTGCCTGAAGGTTATGCCGTCAACGACTTCCTAACGGACCCAGATGCGTTCTTCATTAAAACAGACGCGCCTCGTGGTTTTGTCCACTTCGAGCGGACTCCATTGTCTACAAACATGGAAGCCGACTTCGACACAGGCAACATGCGCTTTAAAGCTCGTGAACGCTACAGCTTTGGGTTTTCAGACCCACGTTGTGTATTTGGTTCACCTGGCGCATAAACTGTGCTATATAGAGGACGGTAATTCATTTACCTCCTCCCTGATGGACTGGGGCTACTTCGGTAGCCCCTTTCTTTTTATCTGAAACTTCTGTATGGTAAAATTATCCCTGACAGTCACATGGGGTGACTGACTAACCCAGACAGGAGATCGACATGGGTACAACTACTTTTTCAGGTCCTATTAAAGCTGGGACCATCAAAGATACTACAGGAACTACTGTAGGTTCGGACGTTAAAAACGTAGGTTTTGTAAAAATGGCGCAAACAGCGTCTTGGACACAATCTACCACAGCGGCAGATACAGGAATTGTCATCCCTGCAAATAGCCAGATTACAGAAGTAATCATTAACATCACAACTGCGACTGCTGCGGCAAACATCAGCATGGGCTTTAGTTCAACTACAACTGAGTTATTTACTGGTCTTGCGGCAGGCACAGCGGCAAACGTCTTTAAGTACGGGTCAACAGGAACTATTGCTGATTCTGATGAATGGGCGGATGTTGGTTCTTCTGATGTTCCAATTTTTATTGACTTTTCCGCAGGAACATCAGGAGCTGGATATGTAACAGTCGAGTACATCCAAGGCATTAACAACGCCTAAAGGAGGTAGCACATGGCTGGTCCAGTAACAGCGTATAATTGGGTTCAAGGAACGGCGGCTGCGGTTGTCGGTCCATCTCGTTCTCGTTTACGGCAGGTTGTAATTTACGGTGCGGCTGCGGGTGCGTTCACGTTGAAAAACGGTGGCGCAAGCGGTGATA